CCCACACCCGATGGATGGAAGCGCATGGCCGACGTCCATGTGGGCGATTACGTGTTCGGGCAGGACGGCAAGCCATCGCGCGTGACGCTGGAGTCCGAGACGTTCCACAAGCCGATGTACCGCGTGACGTTCGATGACGGCGCGACGGTTGACGCGAGCGAAGACCACGTGTGGACGGTCAGAAAACCCGGAGACAAGTGGTGTGACAAGTCTACAACTGAGGTCGTTGGACTCATCGACCAATGCCATGAGATAGAAGTGCCGTTGTGCAAAGCAGTCGAGTACGGAGAATCGAGCCTTGATGTCGAACCGTATGAGATGGGCGTCTTCTGCGCGACGAATGAAACGAAGATTCCAGACGAATACCTAATTGCTTCAGTGTCGCAACGAGATAGCCTGTTCGTCGGCATCGTCGGTGTCTTAGGTCAGAGGAAGTACCCGAACATTCCGACGTATCTCAATGTGTTCGCAAGCAACCAGGCCCTCATGTCGCAGATACAGGAGCTGGCATCAAGCCTAGGGGTATCGTGGTCGCTTGATGGTGGATGCCAAGGAACCATGACGATATACACGCATGGTGACAGCGGTAAGCTCATAGCGAGCATCGAGCGCATCGAGGACGTTCCGAGCAAGTGCATCGCCATTGACAACGACAGCCACCTGTATCTGGCTGGACGGCAGTACACGGCGACGCACAACACCGGAGTGGTTGACCCGCGCGAGACGTGGGGACTCATCATACGCGGCGAGCGCATCCTGCACACCGCGCAGGAGTACCAGACCAGCCGCGTGGGGTTCGACCGTCTCAGGGCGAAGTTCGGAAACCGCAAGAACGACCCGGATGCGAAGTTCCCCGAGCTGAACAGGCTGGTCGAGAAGTACACGACGAGCGCCAACCAGATGATTCTGGACCTCAAGAACGGCGGTCACATCGAGTTCCGCACGCGTGGCTCAAGCGGTGACGTGGGACGCGGCGGCACGTTCGACCTGGTGGTGGTGGACGAGGCCCAGAGCTACACCGAGGAGCAGGACGCGGCGCTTTCGCCGCTCAACTCGGCGGCGCCGCTCGGGTCCCCGCAGACCATCCTCATGGGGACCGTGCCGGACCCGGCCAAGCCGTACAAGGGAGTCGTGTTCAGCCGCCTGCGAAACTTCGCCCACACGGACCCGTACGACGGCCTGTGCATCCACGAGTGGGGCGCGACCGAGGTGGGCGACCCGCTGGACGAGGACAGGTGGTACGAGTTCAACCCGTCGCTGGGGTACCAGCTGCTGATATCGGCGCTGCGCAAGGACGCGAGGGGAATGTCGCCTGAGACGTTCGCCCAGGAGCATCTGGGGTGGTGGGGCGCCGCGACGCTCGCGGCACACCCGATATCCGCGTCCGACTGGGCGAAGTGCAAAGTCGACACGGCGCCTGACGATGGAAGGCTGATATACGCTGTCAAGTTCGACCCGGACGCGCGCATGGGCGCGATTGCTGTGTGCGTTGACGATGGGGACGGGCTTCCGCACGTCGAGCTCGCGGCCGAGATGAGCTGCCGCGGCGGCGTAGGCAGTTTCGTCGAGTGGCTGCTGGGCGTGGCGGACTGCGCGGAGTCGATAATCATCGACGGCCAGAGCAACGCCAAGACGCTTGAGAACGAGCTGCTGGACGCGGGCGTCCCCGACGAGATGATCGCGAGGCCAAACACGGCGCAGGCGATAGAGGCGTACACGGGATTCGTGAACGCGACGAGGGCGCACGCCGTCACCCACGTTGCCGACGAGTCGACCGACGAGAGCGTATGCGAGTGCAACAGGCGTCGCATCGGAACGGCGGGCGGGTACGGCTTCGAGAGCAACGACAGGGCGAACGCGACGCTGGTGGACGCCCTCGCGTTCGCGCACTGGGGAGCGATGCAGGTTCGCCGCGAGCCAGCCGAGGGGATGATGATAAACCTATGAGCGACATTTCGGGAATCGCCAGCGCGAGCGGCCTGACGCCGGAGGAGTCGGCTGAGCTTCGGGAGCTGCTTCGGGTCTATGACACGGTGAACGCGACGGGCGGCAGGAACGACCTGCTCGAGGCGTACTACGAGGGCGACGTCATGGCGAAGGACATCGGCGTCGACATCCTGCCCGAGGAGGCGAAGCGACGCGTCCACGTCGACCTGTCCAGCGACTGGGCGAGGAAGGCCGTCAAGGCGCTCGCCAACCACATCAGGTTCGACGGGTTCGTGTTCGAGGGCCGCGACGGCATGGACGAGGGGCTCGAGTCGGCGCTTCGGCGAAGCTCGTTCGAGTCGGCGTTCTCGCGCACGAGGGTCGGAACGCTGAAGAAGGGGTGCGCCTTCGCCGTGGTGAACAGCTTCGGGAACCGGGCGAGCGTGACCTTCCACAGCGCGGACAACGGCGCGGCGCTGATGAACCGCGCGACCGGCGAGATGCGATGCGGCCTCGTCATCGCCGACGAGGGAAGGCCGCAGTGGTCGCAGGGCAGGACCGTCGTGACGCAGGTGAACTACCACAGGGTAGGGAGCCGCGTCGAGATACTGCGCGACGACCACGCGACGTGGCACGCGAGGAGGGTGGAGACGCCGCCCGACGCGCTCATGATGGTGCCCATCGTCTACGAGCCGACGGACAAGAAGCCGCTCGGCAGCACGAGGATAACGAGGGACGTCCGCGCCATCATCGACGACGCGCTGTCCGCAAGGCTCGCCATCGCGCTGTCGCGGGCGTTCTACGCGATACCGATGCGCGCGCTGCTCGGGCTGGACGCGACCACGTACAAGGCGCTCTCGGAGAAGCCGCAGTGGACGGCCTACATCAACCCGTTCCTCATGGCCACGTCGGCCAAGCAGGGCGCGGGGTCGTACACGAACCCGACGCTCACCCAGCTCCCGTCGAACACGCCGGAGCCGCTGGTGCGCATCATCGAGACGGACGCCAAGCTGTTCAGCGGGGCCACGGGCGTGCCGCTCAACTCGCTCGGCATCGTGCAGGACAACCCCAGCTCGGCGGAGGCCATCGTCGAGTCGCGGCGCGACCTCGTGGAGAACGCGCAGTCGATGATCGAGGACCAGCTCAGGCCCGCGCTGAGGCGGATAGCGATGCTCGTGATGATGGTCGAGTCGAACAAGGCGAGCGTCGATGACCTCGATGACGTGCAGAGAAGCGTCATGCCGCACTTCAAGAACCCGGCCATGCCGGGCATCGCCTCCACGACCGACGCGGCGATGAAGATAGCCAGCATCGACCCGGAGTTCGCCGGGACCGACGTGTTCTTCGAGATGGTCGGGTTCGACCAGGCCACCATATCGAGGATAAACTCGCAGAAGCGGATGAACCAGGCGCGGGCGAACGTCGGCGCGGCCACGGGCGGGCAGCAGATTCTCGTCGGGCGGACGGGTTCCCCGCAGCAGCCGCAACAGCAACGGCAGCAGCCACGGCAACAGCCAGAGGTGACCGATGAGAATCAGCCAAGGTGACCTCGAGTACTACCGCCAGACGCTGGATGACATAGCGACGCAGGCGGGCGAGTACGTCCGCGACTCCATCCAGTCCGGTGGCGGCAGTGGCGTGACCGCGATGCGGGAAGCCGCCATAGCGGCCATACAGGACTCGGTCGGCATCCACGGCGAGATGGCGCAGGCATGGGCGGGCCAGCTCTTCGACGAGGTGTGCGCGGCAGAGGGAATCGGCCCGTTCGACTTCGAGCTGTTCGACGACATAATCGACTTCGCGATGCTGGAGGACAAGGTCCGGTACTTCGCCAAGGCCCTCGTCGAGGGCGACAGCGGCAGGTTCCTCGATGACTGCTCGACGCTCGCGGACTTCTATGCCCGTCGCTGCAACTACGAGGGCATGGTGCGCAACTGCTATCACAACCACGTGAGGTACGCGAGGATACCGACCGGGACGGACACGTGCGACTTCTGCCTAATGCTCGCCAGCCGCGGTGCCGTCTACTACGACAAGGCGAGGGCGGAGGAGGGGTCACACGTAAATTGCGACTGCGTGACCGTCTGCATGGGACCGTCCACGTCCATCGACGGGTACGACCCCGACATGCTCTATGACATGTGGCAGGGCCGAGTCAGCGCGACGGCCCACGAGCGCGCCGGGCGCAACGGCACGAGCTACCAAATCGAGAGGATGAGGATCATGGACTCCTACAAGGCGTCCGCGAGAAGGGCCCATCAGCGGCACAGGTACCGGAGGTAGGGTGGCCCAACCATCAATCCTTGAAGCAGTAGCGGCTCGAATCTGGCCGTGGGTTGGCCGTCGCGGCCAAAAACCGCAGGTCGGCGAAACCCCGATGTGGCCAGAAGTGGCCGTGAAAATCTAAGTTGGCCGGACTTAGATTTGGCACTTTTCAACATTTTGGCTGAAAATTTCAGTGAATGTTAAGGTGTCATTCAGACTTCGACGGCCAGACACGGCCAGCTTTCGGCCACTGTTTGCGCAGGTAAACGAGTGTGTTTGGCACTCTGGCCGTCTGGCCGTGCCAATTTTCTAGCCTTTAGTTTTTACAAGGGAAAAAAGAAGAAATAAAAAAAGAGAAATACGCGCGCGCGAGGCAGCGACGGCCACTGGTGCCGAGAACCGGATAACTTGCGTGCGCGGCACCCTCGACAACCAAGCTGAATCAACCGTCCGAAAGGGCGGTTTTTTCATATCTCACGCAAGGTGGCGAGCGGTCAATCGCCGCACCGACACGCGCTGGGGCGCGGGATGGGAGGCCGACATGGCCGAGGAGACCACGACCACCACCGGACAGGTGGACGGGGGCACGGCACAGGCGGGCACAGCTGACCCGTCTGGGAAGGCGGCGGAGCCGAGGACCTTCACGCAGGAGCAGGTTGACAAGATCGTCAAGGAGCGGCTCGCCCGCGCCAAGTCGACGCCGCCAGCCGACTACGAGGACCTCAAGGCGAAGGCCGCCAAGCTCGACGAGATGGAGGACGCGCGGAAGTCCGAGCTCGAGCGCATCGCCGAGCAGGCCGCCAAGGCGCAGGAGACCGCCAAGGACTGGCAGGCCAAGTTCGAGGACCTGCAGGCGCAGCGCCAGCGAGAGCTTGACGTCCGCAAGGCGGCGTCCGAGTACGGCGTCGACGCCGACGTGCTCATGCGCATGGGCGGGGACGTCGACGAGAACGCGAGGTTCCTGCAGGCGAAGGAGTCGGCGCGCCCGAAGTTCGGCGACATGCGCGACGGCGGCGAGCAGACCGCAGGCGCCGAGACGCTGGACGAGCGCCTGAGCAAGGCCAAGAACCAGCAGGAGCGCATCCGAATCCGAGCCGAGTTCAACGCACGCAAGCGAAGCAGCAACAGCAGATAGGAGGCCATCATGGCCGTTCGTGACAACACAATCCTGACAACCGACACCGTAGAGGCCATCCTCCAGGAGTACCAGGCCCGCTACAACGCCGACTACGACCGCCTCGAGGAGGTCGTGGGCCTGTTCGGCGTCGAGACCGTCAACGCGGGCACGGCGCTCTACAAGTACAACGTGGCCGGCGCGCTCGACAACTCCGCGCCCGACCCGACCGCACCCGAGGCAGGCAGCTCCGGCACGGGCTACCAGGAAGGCGACTTCATCAAGCGCAGCCACTACGCCGTGACCAAGACGCCCATCGGCGAGGTCGAGTGGGTGCCCTACGCCATCCAGGTGACCGCGCAGGCCATCCAGAAGGGCGGCATCGACAACGCGCTGCTCAGGGCCGTCAACAAGGCCCACAAGCAGATTCGCGGCGACGTGGTGTCCAAGATGTTCAACTTCTTCTCCACCTTCAACACACCCACCAAGGCGAGCCCGGCCTCGGGCGACCCCGACTGGTCGCTGCAGGAGATGCTGGCCTACACCGAGGGGACGCTGCTCGACACCCTCGAGACGAACAACGAGGCCGACACCGACATCGTCCACTTCGTCAACCGAGCCGACGCCTACATCCACCTCGCCGGCGCGCAGCTCACCACGCAGGAGCTGTTCGGCATGACCTACCTCGAGAACTTCCTCGGCGTGTCCAAGGTGTTCCTGACCAACAAGGTCGCGTCCGGCACCATGTACGCCACGCCCGTCGCGAACATCCGCGTCTACGGCACCGACTACGGCACCCTCGCGCAGACCGGCCTCGACTACACCAGCGACGACATGGGCCTCACGGGGTTCGCCTACGCACCCGACTACGACTACGCGTCGGCCATCGCCTACCTCGTCCGCTCGATGACCATCATGCCCGAGGTCGCCGACTTCATCGCCAAGGGCTCGAAGACCCACCTCGCCTAGCGGGGGTGACGCCCGATGGCAGAGGTCCTGAAGAGGTTCCGCGACGCCGAGACGTGGCGGCTCTACGACGTGGGCGACGATTGGCAGGGTTCCGAGCGACGCCTTCAGGAGCTTTCTGAGGGCGGATATGTTCGTTCTGGACTAATTGCCCATGATGCCGAAGAAAACGCCGCAGACGCGCCCACAGCGCCCCAGACGGGCACTCTGGATGGACTGACCGTCGCACAGTTGCGAGAACTCGCCAAGGAGCGCGGGCTGGACGTCCCGAGGCGCGCGTCGAAGGCGCGGCTCCTAGAGACGCTGGGGGCCTAGCCATGGAGCCGTTCGCGAGCGTATCCGACTACCGGCGCGCCTACCCCGATGACGAGACGCCCGACGAGGTGCTACTCGAGAGGCTGCTCGACGCCACCGACGTCATCTGCGCGGCGATGGACGGGGGCGGCGTCGACTACACCGACCCGACCGAGAGCTTCACCTACCGGCTGATGCGCGTCTGCCGCGACGTCACGCACCGCGCGCTCGGCTCGGACTCGTCGGCGGACATACCGTTCGGCGCGACCGAGCTGAGCGAGGGAGCCGACACGTTCAGCGCGAGCGTGAGGCTGGCCAACCCGTACGGCGACATGTTCCTGACGCAGGCCGAGAAGGACGCGCTCGGCATCGGCGCGATGCTGGCCACCGTCTGGTCGCCGTACGCGCCCGCGCCCGGGTCCGACGAGGGCGGCGGTCCCTGATGCTGCTGGAGCTGATGGGCGAGACCGTCACCCACGAGGCCGTGGACGGGACCATGACGGACGTGGAGCACGTGCTGTGCCACGAGGCCGACGCGTCCGACCAGTCCGTCATGGACGTGCAGACGCGCTTCATCAACCAGGCCCGCTACAAGGGGGACAGCAGGACGCTCACCGTCCTGTGGCCGACGGGCGCGCCGCACGACCTGATGGACTCGCACCTGTGGGTGCGCGGGGAGCGCTACCGCGTCTACGCGCAGCCGTTCCCCGTCGCGCACAGCCCCAACGGCTACGACGTGCGCGTGACCTGCATGCGCTCGCTGTTCCTCTACGACGTCGAGCTGCTGCGGGTCAGCTCGCGGACCAAGGACGAGTGGGCCGTGTGGCACTACGAGTACGAGCGCGTCCCGGCCAAGGCGAACCTGCTGAGGCTGTCCGAGGACATGCTGCACGAGGCGAGGCAGGACGGGCTGGCGGGAGTCGTGCTGTTCGAGCTTCCGTCCGACACGTGGGACCCGGAGTTCGTCAGGCTCGCCTACGACGGCGACGAGTACGCGATCACGAGCGCCGACTTCGCGGGCGACGTCGTGGTCATCGCCGGTACGAGGGAGGTCACCGATGCCTAGCGTCACGTGCGAGGCCGGCGACTTCTACGGCAACGTCATGCGCATGTGGGAGTCCCAGCTCGAAGAGGCCGAGGGCGAGCTTCAGGCCGACGTCTACGCCGCCGCCGACATGGCGCGCGAC